ACTTTTCTACCTTTTCATTTTCTTTCTTTTGTGGAATAACTATGTTTTTCTTACGAAGATGATTGTAAATAATATTATCCCAATAACGAACAGAGCCAAGAACATCTGTCAGGTTTACCTTTGCATCATATGCCATTGTTAGACACAACTCAATAAGCCGCATCTTATCTTCAAGTTTATCAACAAGTTCAACGTCAGTAATATTGTATTCAATGAACGACTGATAATCTTTCTGATACCATTCTTTAAATGTCTCAAACGGATTTCCGTCTTTTCGTTCTCCTAATTCAACGAATGCAATATGATCCAACGTGTAACGTTCTTGGTTCGTATAAGTGAACTTACGATACAAGTCAAAGTAATCTAAAGCAGCAATGCCATAGATCGTATATATTTGATGTTTGCGGCCCATCTGATAAACTTCACGATCATGAACTCTACCCCAAGGAGAGAGAGCCTTGACAGACTCCTCATCAAATACTTTTGCAAGACGATTACACAGATAAGGAATATCAAAGAACTCTGTGTTCCAACCAGTGATAACGTCTGGCTCAATAACCGACCACTCATGAACAAACTTACGAAGCAAGTCAGCCTCATCCCTACATTGAATGTAGGTTACATCATCACGATAGTTTTGAAATTCATGCAAGCCCCAGACCATAATTTTTTTGTTCTGATGATTTTTAAGAGTGATTGACAGAAGAGGCTCTTCTGCTTGTCTTGGATTCGGAAATCCATTTTCACACTCCACCTCAATGTCAATTGTGACAATACAGATTTTATCTTTGTCCCACGGCACATCATTAGGGTACTCATCACTGATATAGCAGTAGGCATACTGATTGTTGCCGAAGATTACATCTTGATTTTTACGACTGTCATACCAATCTTTTGCTTTTTCGATAGAAGCAAATTGATGTGGCTCTACATATCGTCCATCTAAGGTTTTGTAATTTGTAGGAGTTTGTACAAGATCGAACAGAGTCGGTGAATACCGAACTTTCTTCTTGATACGTTGACCATTTTCAACACCTCTGTAAAAGATAGTGTTGCCCCACTGAAGTACATTTGTATAGAAGTCCATTATCAGACTATAACACCTTTGTAGTTATTTGTCAAGAGACATTGGCGTAGTAATTAAATATTTTCTTTGTGGGTTTACCATGATATTTAAATCTCTCATGATTTTACGATTTAATAAAACATCTGTTCCCATTCTATCTCTGTTATCCAAGCCAAACATTACCTTTCCATAATTCGTTCCAGCGAACTCAAATTCTAATTCTACAATATACCTATCATCTTCACCACCGCCGGTAACAGATGTGTATTCACCAACAAGGTTTGTTGTTATAGTTTTATTATTGTTTTTAAAAGAAATTTTCTTTTCTTTTACTGAGATATCATCAGCATGAAGAACAGGATATTTGTAGTTGCCCGTGTCAAACTTTGCAGTCAATTGACCAAATGGCTTTATTTCTACAACCTCTTCCCATCCACATTCATTTGGAACAGTATATCTTAAATCTGGATTGTCGAAGTATGTCAAAATATCCTTTACAATATTTTTGTTGTTCACTTTTTCTATATTTTCTGTGCCAGGAGAGCTATTGATTTCTAGAATATATGGTGGTTTATTTTCTGGATCAGAGGATGGTATGAAGTCAACACCAGTGAATATACCACCGATTGCTTTTGCAGCAAGAATGCACTGTTCCAATTCTAATTCTGTTAAATTATATTTTTCAACATCTGCACCTTGAGAGGCATTACTTCTAAAGTCACCTTCAACGACTTTTCTTTTCATGGTCGCAATAACTTTACCACCAAGAACTAAGACCCTAACATCAAAATCTGTTTTGATGTACTCTTGAATCAAAATATCTGTTTTACTATCTTGTTTGAACAAAAGTTGAACCAAAGAGTTTAGTGACCTCTCTGATTCGACAAACAACACACCAACACCTTTAGAGCCTCTAAGAGTTTTTAACACTATAGGAAATTTAGTATCAAGCTCCTCAAATGATTTTTCTATAGTTTCTTCATTAGGAACAAGAACAGTTTTTGGTTGAGTAAGACCAAAATCTTTCAGTCTAAGATATGATCTGTATTTGTCAGTTGCAACCTCTAAACACTCTCTACTATTAATAACACAATATCCAGCTCGTTGAAGTTGAGTTATTAAATCTAAATGACTGTCTCTTTCTGGGGTGCCACGCACAAATACAACTGTATCATTCGTGTGTATCTCAAACCCTTTATCATCATCTTGTTTATGTATAGTTCTAACACCGTCATTAAATACAGTATAAGTTCCATCCATAGGAACCACATAGTTTGGATACTTTAATTTATCTGCTTCTTCTTGCATCCTTTTTGCAGTGATTGCCTTTTCTCCAAGCTCATTGGATACCACCACAACACGATAGCTATCGCTGTTTTGTTCTGTTATGAAAGACTTAAAGTTTTCCAAGATATTAGTCCCGTTTTTTACCAATGTTGTATTTTGTCTCAAGGGTCCAATCAGACTTTTCTTTATATGATATAACTTTAATTTGACTTAGAGGAGCGGCTGGTTCGGCCGTACCCAAAACCTCAACCAATCCCCAATCATCCAAAAGATTAACAATCGTATTTCTTCTTGCGATATCATTTTTTGATAAGTTCGTATCCTTACCGTCCAATGCAAACAGTTCTTTGAAATGAACAATATAATACTTACCTTGCTTATGTAAAATATGACAAGACTGATATAATTTTTTTTCTTTTCTTGAAGCAACTCCAATACGAGAAAGTGTTTCTCTGACCTTTAGAAAATCGTCTGGTTCTTTCAGACTAATCTCCAACATATCATTTTGTGTCCAACTAACTTGTTCCATTTTTTCCGCCTTTTCTTGTTCTTCGTTTTATGGCAGAAATTTGTTCATCATCAAGTATATCAAGAGCAACCTTTGCTTTTTCATTGTTGTAGCCATAATACTCTTTCACATACTCTAGATCATCTAATTTCTTCGCCTTCGCCCAAGGACTAAATCTTTTTCTTGGTCGTAGACTATTTAGAAAAAAGTCAAATTGTAGTTTCTTGTCTATATGTGGTAGTTGGTTAATCTCATTGACAAATAATATGGTATCTTGAAATGGCATGAGGCATTTGTTGACAACGAAAGGTGGATATTTCTTTTCCCACGTTTCATCCTCACTGTCCATCAAAGGTTCTTTTGTTTGGTTGATTGCGTTTAGATAATCTTTTAATTCATACATGTATCAAGCTCTACCACTATCAAAACCTATACCGCCATAAGCTTCTTCCATAGTCATTTCTCTATCAACCGTATCTCTCATATCCTCTTCATTGGCGTGATGCATCATCATTAATTCTTTCCGTAAACATGAATCAACGATTTCACCAAAAGATTGAGCTCTAGGTCTTGGCATAGTGCAGAACATGTAAACTAAAAGTTCTGCTCTTTCACCGATTAAATCTTTGACCTTTCGCCTGTCATTAGTTGTTTGGTTTTTATAAGAATCTGTTCCATAGATAGAATGGAAAAGCCCAGCATCTTGAACATGATCAGGTGCGCCCATGTTTTTTAATTTATCCCTAACACCGACAAGATGCTCGAATAAACTTTGATTCTTGTGAGGCATACTTTCAGTTCCAGCCTCTTGGAGAAATTTAATTTTTGTAGAAGTCAAGTCTTTCATCACTTGGATCATCCTTCCAACACTTAAATACGATAACACTTCTCAACTTATAACAATCTATGTGAACGGGTTGAGCTTGATGTAATCTTTTGGCAGGGAAAACAATTAATCTGTTCCCTGTGTATGCAACATGTTTTTCTACATCACTGGTATCTTCATTCCAAATAGTAGTGCCACCGCCCCAATCCTTGCGCCAAGATAATAATGGATAATACATCATTGTAAAATCACCATCGTCAATATGCGGCCTTGGTTCTATCCCGTAAGTGTGAGCGTTGAAATAAATCCTACGAAATTTTTCGACACCATATTTTTTGTTGATTTCATATTTATTCACAATATGATCCCAAAATGGTAACAACCACTCAAAACCATTTTTTTCTATTTCATCTTTTGTATGTCCAGCTAAACGATGCCAGTGATATATAGGTTCAGATTTTTCTGATGTATGATAAAACTGCCACATAAACTCTTTGTCTGACATTATGGTATCAATAAGTTGAGAATCAACATCTGAGAAAACATTATCGTAAACATCAATTGTCATGGTAATCTAACCTTTTACTGTTCCCACCATCCTTACCAGTTTTATAGACAACAACATATCTTGCCTCTTTGCAAACTCTTGCAACAGGCTCGGGTCTATGCCAGTGCCATCCATCAAACATGACCAACCGATTTCCCTTATATGAAACGTGATTTAAAATTTCAAGTTTTTCTATATTCTCAACACCGTCGATATCTGGTTCCCAAATAGTTGTACCACCACCCCAGTTTTTATAGTCCCAGTTTAATTGTGGATAATATAGTAAGGTAAAGTTACCATTATCAGGATGAAGATGTGGAGCTTGACCATGCGTGTGAACATTAATGTAACAATCTATCATCTCTTCAATATTGAAATGTTCTTTCAATTTGCAGTTAACAAATAATTGCTCCCACAATTGAACACACCATTCATTGCCTGACTTGATCAAATCTTTTTCATTATGTCCAAACTTCTTAATCCAATGATAATTAGGACCTGATTTCGGTTCCCAATCTCCCCACTTTAATCCTTTTGGTAATTCTAAGGGATAATAATTAGTGGACATGGAGAGACTTTTGCCACCCCATTTATAACTACCACTCATAACAATATTTTCTATCGACCGGGCCCACTCTGGAGTCAACACATTATCCATAACATATACACTCATTTAAACTTACCTCGAGCCATAATCTCTGTCAAACAAGCGAGAGTGTTGATTTCTTGATCAGCAACAAATGCCGCCTTATACTGATACTCGCCGAGTATAACAACAACGTGGGGAAGACTAGAGCCATCCATATAATCGTACATAGTGTCGTAAAGAGAACGGAACAAACGAGTAGGATCGTTGTCAAGATTTTGAACAACCCATTCACGAACATTTGTAAACTCCTTGTTTTTCATAAATCCAATCAATTGATTCATGTTATTGGTTGAGATGTTTACAAGAACACCAGCATCTATCTTACCCGACACAGAGTATCTTTGCAGTTCGTTTAGAACTCTACGCCAATCAGGAAAATGTTTTTGTACAAGAGAAACTACAGCTCTTTTTTCACATTCAACATTTTCTTGTTTAAGAATATTTAGTGCCCTCAAAAAGAATTCACCTTGTAGTGTTTTCTCTTCATCTTTTGGGATTGCAAAGTCATAAGTTGGACACCGTGAGATAAGTGCTGGGATAATTCTATTCACATAATTGCATGTGAGAATAAATCCACAGTTTGCACTAAACTCTTCGATGAACCCACGCAATGCAGGCTGCGTTGATTGAGGATTGAGATAATCTGCCTCATCCAAAATCAGATATTTGCGACCACCATGTAATGACACAGTGGAAGCAAAGTTTTTGATCTTGGTTCTGAGAACATCAATACCAGACTCTTCAGAACCGTTGATCATCATATAGGTTAGACCCAACTCATCAAGCATTGCTTTTGCAGCAGTAGTCTTCCCGCAACCTGGCTTACCAGAAAATGTGACATTTGGAATATCACCAGACGACACAAATTCTGATAAGGTTGATTTTAATTGGTTTGGTAAAATGCACGATTGAACATCAGCTGGACGGTATTTCTCCACCCACAAAAATTCTTCCATAATATATAATCCCCTATCAACCGTAATTAGATTCTGGTTCAAGGGCGATAAAGTATTCAATGTCTACATTAGAATTTTTGAAGTTGCTGATGTTTTTTGATGATACACTCACATCATAAGTTCCCGGCAGAATTTTTAAATTCTCAACTTTGAACCAGAACTTATAATCAACGACTTCCGATCCTTTCTGCACAATAGGCAAAGAGTAATCATTGGCAGTATCATTCTTTTTGTCAGTGACTTTAAGACCACTAGAGTCAAGACACATATCAGGCGCACCGATAACTGCGGCAGCTTTAGTAACATCTGATAATTCTTCACTGGACAAAGAGAAGGTAATGTCTGGATCAGGCATTGTGATTTCTTTTGTTAGAGTTGTAACCACAGATGGATCAGAATACCAATACCGTGCTTTTCTTCCAGAACCTTCTTCACTCAAGACAACATAATCATCTTGAAAGTCTAAGTCTGGATTGTTAAACAAAGATAAAGTTGCGAGAAATTCGTTCAAATCATAGATGGCAACATCTTTCTCAAACGTCTCTTGAACATCTGCACTTGCAACAATATTCTTCATAGCACTCATAGTTGAAAGGTTAGACCCAACTTTAATCATCAAATTCTGATTAATAGTGGAATAATTTTTCAACACCGAGATAGTCGTATCACTTAGTTTCATTATCTAAATTCTCCATTTCGTTAACGTGTAATGCAATGATACCATAGTGTATCACTTTTAGCAAGTCCCTTCGGTTCTTACCATCTTTTTTTCCATACCGCTGTGCATACTTCATTATGTTACCGATACAGAAACCTTCACCATGACCACCGTCTATGATGAACTCTGTAGCTTGAAACTTGTTCTTACTATAGTGTTCATCATAGGTGGAGTCGATGTATTCCTTCAATTCGGTGAGGATTTTATCCTCACCGTATTTGTAACTAGGATTCTTTTGCTTTTTGCTCATCATATAAGCTTGCCTCACGATCTGACATATATTTCTTACGCTCATCATCACTGTCATGAACATTCCAGTTCATAGCAATGGAACGCCGCTCACCTTCACCAAAGAAAGGCATCACTTGATGTTTCAACCACTGTGGAAATACTAACATCACGCCTTCCATAGGTTTTACATAATCCTCTGTTTGAGGACGCAACTGCATAAGATCACGCATTGTGTTAGTACCCCAACACAAATGAGTCCAACCATCAACACCGCCGGAGGCATTATTGATACGAGGTACATCAGGTGTATCTTGAATGCATTGTGGAACTTTCAACCAAAGAAACCCAGACAATCCAGCCACAGTCTTTACACCGTGATCATGGAACGGATTGTAGTCACCAGCATATGCGTGGTTAGTCCAACACTGTGTTACTTCAGCCTTTGCATCTCTGCCCAAGTGTTGAAGATATGTTGTACCAATCTGATTGAATACAGTTTCTACTTGTTTACCTACTTCATTATCAAACGGAAAATCTAACTGTGCAGATTTCTCATCATTTTTTAATTGACCAACTAGGCCTGGAGCGAAACTATCGCTCTTAGAGATAATTTCTTCATCAATGTGTTCATTGAGTTCATCAATAATTTCAATTGGAAACTCAACACGCATAATATTAAGAGCCATGATTGGACGCATTGCAATTTGCAATCCACCATTCTGTGCTGCTTCGCCAGTTACCTCTGTATATTCGGGTGTTCCCTCTGGATATACGTTACCGCCTGCGGTTCGTACCTTTTTTACTCCATCATCTGAATAAAAAATTTCATAATCTTTTGTAATTTCTGCTTGGTCTTCTTCGGCCATTTGATATTCCTCACTTTTTGGATCAATCATTTTGTTGTAGTTATCGACAGAGAAGACGCCTTTTTTATTTGGAACTAATTGCACTCGACCTTCATCAGTCATGGCATCAATACCATAATCAGCAATATTCACATCTTTTTGAACTAGTTTACTTACCATATCGACTCCTCAATAATATATTCATTTTAAAGGAAGAGGGGGATTTTGTCAATCCCCCTTTCCCAATTATTTCACCTCAATAAGTCGAGGCTTCTTTTCCTCTGGAATTACTCGCTCCAGATCAATACGAAGCAATCCATTTTCCAGATTTGCACCAGTGACAACGATATCGTCAGCCAGTGTAAATTTACGATCAAACCGGCGATAAGAAATACCACGATGGTATGTGAACTCATCTTCAGGCTCTGCCTTTTTGTCTGATCGAACCGATAGAGTATTCTCGGCTACTTCCACCTCAATATCGTCCTTACTAAAACCAGCAAGTGCGATTTCAATTGTATAGTTATAGTCACCCCCTTTTTGGATGTTGTAAGGTGGAAACCCTGAGCTCTGTACATTATTTTGAACGTACTTCTGGAGCTGATCGAAGACCCGATCATATCCAACCGCATAGGGTGTAAGTTGATTGAAGTTGTCAAATAGACTTAGTGCTTTGCTTGTAACCATTGTTTATCTCCTTTACTAAGCAAGATTGTGTTGTGTATCCCAATAAGGCGATACGTTAAAGTGGTTGGTTTTTACGGAGAACCAACCGAAACTCCCTTCCAAGGACTTACGAATTGCCTTGTGTCTCTTATATATAGGGTTTTAAAACTCGTTTTCAACCCTATATATAACTTTTTCTTCAGTGTCTTCGCTGGTCATTACACCAGCATCAACCTTGGTGTAGAGGTCTATGAAGGACTCTTTGGTATCTTCATCAAACCGAGCGACACACATCTCAATGGCAGTCATCTTGTCTTTGAAGATAGTGAATGCCTTGACGATGTGATCCAGACGACGAGTCGAGATAATCTCATCAACGCCACCATCATAGAAAGTCTTACGAATGACTTCAGCCCACGTTACGAGATTGGTGGCAAACTCTTCATCCACTTCACCGTATTTCTTCATGGACCCCATGACGATCTTCTTCTCAGTCGCCGCAGTAGGATAAGGCTGCTCGACAGTGATGGCGAACCGCTCAAGGAACGCTTCGTTGAGGATGTTGGTTCCAATGAACCGTCCATCTTCAGAACCCTTGCCCTTGGTGTTGGCAGTGGCAATCACGTTGAACCCATCTTTAGGAGTTACCCACTTGTTGACTTTCTTGAGGAATACACCCTTGCCCTCAAGAACAGGCTGGAGTGCCATCAACTTGTTAGAACCCAAGTCACACTCATCAAGCAACAGAGTGCAACCACGCTCCATCGCTTCGATAACAGGGCCGGGAACAAACTTGGTTTCACCGTTTACCAAACGGAAACCGCCGAGCAGATCATCTTCATCAGTCTCAATCGTGATGTTGAGTCGGATCAACTCTTTACCAAGTTCAGCGTGTAACTGCTCGACCATCAGAGTCTTACCGTTACCAGACAGGCCGGTAATGAAGACAGGATAGAACATGCCGGACTTCACAATCTTCTTGAGATTGGAATAGTTACCCCAAGGAACGAAGCCCTCAAACGAAGCAGGAACCAAGTTCTGTTTCTCCATATTGGAAGCAACAAGGTTCATGACCGTATCAACGGCAGGAGCCTCGACAGCGGCAACCGCATCAGCAACAAAGGCAGGAACGTCGAGTTCAGGCAACTTGAACTGGTTGTAACCAACCTTACAAGTTTTACGAAACCAAGTAGGAGACGGAACACCCGCCTTCTCAGCGGCATTCTTCGACATTGCCTTTGAGATGATGGCACCATTACCAAACATCTCAGCAGCAGTTTCCACAAACAACTTTTTGCGGGGAGTTAGTTTCACAGTCATAGCAACCTCGTTTGCTGTTTTCATCATCATTATCTTATTATCGCATGTTGAAGGAAGTTTGTCAACAGTTATTTTCACTTTTTTCAAAGTTTTTTTATGCAACCAATGCGACAAACTTGTTGAGAAGCACTCGACTCTGGATGCGTCCCTTGTTGGACTTCGCAAAGGCAGTCTTGAGTTTACCCTTGGAAGCACCTACCAACTTGTCATCCAAACCATCATTCTCGACGGCAAGAGCCGCACCGCCGGGCAGAATGTAATACTGGTCATAACCCTTGGACTCCAGCACCACAACCTTGTTTTTACGCATCTCGACCATGGCAGCATCAACTTTAGTAGTGCCACCCATCAAAATATAACTCCAAGTGTTACGTTTGATATTCCCATTTCGACCAGAACCGGCAAGGAAGAACCCAACCACATTCATACCCGGCACCCGACCTTTAAGAGCCTTGAGAAGAGTATCAGTGACATCATTGTTATAATCACCAAACTCATACCGCTTGTTGGTAACAGGGTCAATCAAAAGATTTTCTCTACGGAAACCTTGGTAGAAATCACCGTAAGCATTGTTATCCTTGACACCCGGCAAACTATTACTGGCACCATCAGTCAAGAAAATCGTGTTGATTTTCTGAACACCAGAGGCTTTCTTGTATTTCGGCAGAAAATCCATCAGAACAATAATCGCATCATTCAAAGGCGTTCCACCCAAGGAATATTTTGATGGCGGGTTTACAGGATAACCAGTGGTGTACCAATCTTCATATGTCCGATTGTATCGCTTACCAATCATCCAGAGATAGTGCATCATCTTTTCTTCTTCGGCAGCACTCATCTTGCTGGAGAAAAAGTTTAAGAAACGCATATCCTTAGAGATGGGCGTTTCACCATAGTTTACATCAATATAGCCGCATGACGAGTAAGCATTACCATTATAGCAACTAGTGAAAGCAAACACCTCGAAAGGAATCTTGGTGCGACGGCAAAACATCACCAACTGAAGCAACTGCTCAATCGTACCTTTCAGATTGTCACACATTGAACCAGACCAATCGACAACCATAACCATACCGTGATTAGTCGCACCCGGCAGAGTCGTCACTTTCTTGAACAAGTCATCATTGAACTTATATGTGTGAAGCGCACCCATATCCAAAGAGCCAGTCTTGGAAGTAGCGGCACGGGCATACTGGTCAGCAGATTTCTTCATCTCAAATTCTTTGACCATGTAAGCAACAGTTTTCTTCGAGTCGTTCTTGAACTCTTTCACTTCATTCAAAGAGTGAGCAACCCATGTATCATCAGAACCATCGCCATAGTGATCACTCAACTCAGCAACAACAGTCTTGTAGTCCACGATAAACTTGGAAGAGTCAACCTTGGGAATGCGAGCATAAACTTTTTCAGCGGCATTACCATCAGCAAGAGACTTCAGCCCATCTTTCAGAGCCGTATCAGTCTTGGCCTCTGGAACACCAGCAGGAGCAGAGGAAGTGGCATCACCACCTACTTC